TTTCAAGTAAATCTTTAATTTTTAAAGCCTGTTCATAATTATTATAATCTAGCTCTATATGAAGAACTTCTAATGCATCAGTATTATTATAATACTCTAGAGCGAAGTCTAATCCCCATTTGGGCTTTAATCTAAGATATTTATTAAGCTCAGGAAACACATTTTTATAAGCTTCTAGCTGTTGACGAGCATCAGTTGTAAAGCTATATCTTTGAAGTAGTAAACTATGATCTACTTTAAAATTAACATCCTCACAATATAACCATTCCTTCTGGCAACTTATATGGTTTAAACAATCATCTAAATGTAAATTATTAGCTTTATAGTACTCTTGTTCTAATTTTGATAACTCAAAACCATCATTATCAAAATATCTTACGTTACGTTGATTCAGTAAACTTGAATCAATTGTTTGCTTTATATTTAAGTCGAAATCAAAATTATTATCGACATATTTGATCATTATAGGTCTTCGTCGTCTATAGGCCCGTTAGTTAACCAAATTGCGCATGTTCTTGATCCTGCGCATTTAAAATGCAATAAATTACAATACCCCAAATCAGCTTTCTCAATAGTTGCTTGAGCGCTTGAGCCTTTAGTATCTCCTACTATACCTTTTTCTATGCAAGCTCTCATTTTGTCTGAAACATCGAATGCAGCACAATTTTCACACTTCATAGACTTTGCCACCTCGGTATCAATACCCCAGATATCAGCTAATTTTTGCCAATGATCTCCCGGTTTTAAAGGATTAGCAGGGCCGTAATGGTACTCCTCTATCGCGTGTTGTCTATTCTTAATATTAACATGAACGTCCATGGTAGCGATTGGACATATTTGTTCTTCTCTTAAATATATAAATTTTTTCATCTACGTGTATTTTTAGTACCACCTGGGGCTTTAGAAGATTTTGTGCCACCTGGTGCGGTAGACTTTCTATTACGATAACCTGCTAAACGCTTTTGTTCTATAGATCTCATTTTTGGTAACATCTTTGTAGCAATAGCCGCCTGCATGAATTTCATTCTACCTACTTGCTGCTCAATTCTATCTTTTTCTGTTGCTGATAGCGTAGATTTATCTCTACCCTTTAAAAATCTTTGATAAACAGCTCGTCGAGCCGCGACCACCGCTCTCTTTTTAAGTACATTCATAGACGAAGCCCGTCGTAGTTTCATACCCCTAGCTACATTACGCTTACCTTTAAACCTCATGAACGCTTGTCGTTTCTTTAATCTAGCCTGTACCGAAAGCTTTTCTTCTAGCGAATCACTTTCTAATTCTTCTTCTTCATCATCACTGGGTTCGTAAACCAATTCATCATCTTCGTAGAGATCAACGATGTCTTCCCACTGAAGACTTTTGACCATTTTATCGATCTCTTCTTCAGAAATATCTTCTTCTTTATCTTCATCTTCTTCTTTTATAAAGCTTGTAAAAGTCTTCAGTGTATCTTCTTTTTTAAGAGCATGTAATTCTTTTTGTTTTTGTGCAGCTACCATTTTATAATGCTCTGGGTCTGGTAACCCTTTAGCTTTTCTCAATTCTTGCTGCTTAGCATATAATCGTTCTTGAGCAGTGGGTGTAGGTTCACTTATTTTTATTTTTATTGGTCTTACTGCTTCATCTACTTCGCCAAAATCAGCTTTTGGAACATGAGCAAAAGGTAGATCACTAATAATGCTATCTCTATGGCCATGTATTTTTAACATTTCTTGTACATGCTTTTCCATATACCCTTCATGTTGGTCTAACACACCTAATGATTGTAGTGCGTCATGAGCAATCGTCATATGATACGAAAAATCGTGCAGCATATTATTGGAAACCATGCCAGCTGCTCTTGACTTTTTCAAGATTGACAAGTAATTGTCTGTAGCTTCTAACGACGTCTTTAGCAGCTCATGTTGAAGAAATTGATCTGTAATCATTTTGTTATTGACCTTAACATCCAAGCGTGTTTTTCGTGTTTTTCAATTCTATCTTGGATATGATTTGCTATACCAAAATTAGCATCTTTTTCTGCCTCGTCGTATGTTTGATATAACAAAGCTAATAAACGATCATTATCACTTCTAAGATTTACTAGCATAGTTTTAGCATCTGGTATAGTTTCATTCTCATCAACCGCTGAACCATAAGACATGAGCCTGGCTAACGAAGGCGGTGCATAAACGTTTAATGTTCTTATTAACTCTGCAATTGAATCTACAGAGTTGTGAGCATCTGTATAAAGTTCTTTAAGAAATTCGTGATATTGCACAAAGTCTGGCCCTTCTATATTCCAATGGTAAGAATGAGCTTTAAAATAATATGTAAACACATCAGCTAGTAATTTACGTAAAGTATCTGCTAACATTATAACCCCAAATAGTGCTTAAACTGCATTTTTTTAACATGAGATGGTTTAAGCGCTATACCGGCTTGAACTTTTCTAACTACATCTGGCGTTGTGTGTCTCAACCCTTGCTCTGATGTAGGTGGTTCGTTTAGATGATGGCCAGCAACTTCTCCAATATGTTTATTAGCTCTTATATCTTCAATCATTGATTTAAATTTCTGGTATGCTTCTGGGCATAATTCAAAATTCTTTGTTTGTATACCGTCAAAATTTAATTGATTTTTTACTGTTGGTTTAATACCCATGTCTTCTTTTTGCTGCTCGGTCATTAAAAGTACGGGCACTTTATTTTTAAATGCAGTAAAATTAACCGCGAAGCTGAGCTCACACACGTCACTAAGCCAATGTTTTTCTAATTTCACTATCTTACCTATTTTACCTTTAGCTTCTACTATAGTACCTAATTTAAAGATATCCCCAGCGACATATTGCTCTCTAATATCTTTCTTCTTATTAACTTTTTCTCCAGGTGTAGTATCTCTCATCTTATTAGTACCTTTCGTTTCTCCCCACTGATATTTAGAAACCTTTAAATGCGGATCATAGATTTCATGAAGTCCCATTCCGGACCTAACATCTCGAAATAAGTCTTTTGCATGTCCCTCATGGGTTGCAAGTTTACTTGGTAGATGTTTTCTAAAAGATGCAAAGTCATTACTAGCGGCATGCTTGCGCATATCTGTACCTGATACACCGGCTTTCCTTTCGCCTGTTGAGGCTGTAGTTATAGACTTAAAATTATAGTAGCCGTGTTTACCTTCTTTACCATTATAAGCTTTTAATTTATTATATTCCTCTGCTCTATCCGAACCCCCAGCAATAACTACATGCTTATAACCTTTCTTGTGTAATTCTGAAAGGTGGTGAAATATAGTAGGGTTTTCTTTTGACGATGTTATTACATTCGTTTTAGGGAAAGCCCGTTTTAAATGCTTTATTTTTTGATGAGCAGTGAGTGGGTTTTTCTTTGCGTCTTGAGAGTGAGATGCAATGACTAGATGATCTGCGTCGTGTTTAGCAGCTAGTTTTTTAAGACCTTCTACATTCTCCTCATGCCCAGCAGTCGGAGGATTCATGCGGCCGAATAGTACGGCAACAGTCTTATTATCTGATTCTTTTAAGTATTCTTTGAAGGCCATTTGATAAATTTAAGTTTCCTGGTGGTTTATTTATCTTTCTTTTTGCCTTGTGTCATATTGATTCGCCAATGCGCTAGTTGCTTTTCTCTAGGTGATGCTGAATCAGAAGATCTAACTTTCTTTAATTGTGTAATAGATTTACCTTTAAGACCGTGTCTAGCCATATCACCCTTATCCTGGGGATTTTTACCATCCATAAAGTTTTCAGATACTTTAACGCAATTAGGTACTAACCTGTCACCCTTCTTTTTCATCCCTCGTTGAGTCCATCCGTCCCAACATTTTTCTCTTAATTCTTTAAAAGTTTTCATTTTTTGTATTTAAGTTTTTATACTGAGGTAATAGTAGCAATTACAGATGGTACAGCTGGTCCAATACCGGTGTTACTAGTTTCTAAAACAATATTTGTATTTAATGATCCCCACCTCAGTGCAACTTTAGAACCAGCTGCCATAGGTACTATATAATTCCAGGAAATAACAGTATAAGGATTATTTGAGCCAACGTGTGTTATGCCACCTGTGCTTGGTTGATCGATCCCGTCCTTACTAAGCCAAATTTCAACAAGGTCTCCCGATCCTCCCCCACCCGTACGGTGTAGCTGAGCTGAAAATTGTAAGTTGTAAGTACCTGTATAGGTAGCGATTATATTTGCACCATCTGTTGTAAAACCCTCTTGAAAATCAACCGTACCTAACCGAATAAAATAAGGCTCACTATTTACATTAGCAGTCTGGGTTGTCATATCATAATATGAGCCGTGATACCTAGTTCCCAGAAGGTTAGTTACATTATTTACTTCCCATTTGGTATTGGCAGAATTAAAAGTCAAAACGTCACCATCACTAGGAGATTTGACTATGTTGTAATTTGTGTCACCAAGATCATACAACCAGTAAGAACCCGAACCTGGACCATGAGCAGCAATCTTACCGATAGCCTGCTCAAGAAACTTTAATTTCTTTTGAACAGCTTCAAAATTTTTATCTACTAAAAGTGGATTTGGCTGCTGGAATGAATCTGCTTTTTCTTCTAACTTAACTTCTTTGGTTATATGATTGGCAGCTTTTTCTATTAATGTTTCGGTTGATTTGGAACTGGTTGGGGGTGCTTCTTCGGTAATTGATATTTGCTCGGGTTGTGCTTGAACCAACTCATTAGTGTCCTCCTTTATTACTTCGAGTAGTTCTTCCAACGTAGGAGGAACCGGGTACTCGATATTTAAAATAATAGGTGCATCTATATTATTTGACGCTTCAACTAAATCATTTAAGCTATTTTTACGAATAGACTTTAAAATTTCATTTTGTAATAATTCATATCTCTCAACCTCGTCAAGTATATTTTGATCTACAGGCTCGTTCATAGCCTTTGACCATTTAACTAATAGCTGTTTTTCTTTAATACTTTTCATCTCGGTCTAGCCAAAAAATTCTGACGACTAAAATCTGCTCTATCAACCAACTTTGTAGGTCTATTACTTCTAACTACAACGTAACCTTCCGGTTTTGATTTAACATCATTTATAGTATGCTCAAATTTAGGGTTAGCTGATAAAGCATGAACTAATTGATCCTTAGCTGATTGCATATGATGATGCATTTGTAAAATATTATGAAAGTGTTCTTTATTACTAGTAACGTGTTTCATATCATTTTCCATCTCACCTAGCTTAGCTTGTACTGATTTTTGCGTCTTAACTTTTGCTATAGCTTTTGTATGTATATCTTTTAAATGCTCTTGATAACCTGATACTGAAGGTTTTGACCCTTCCCGTACTGTTTTATTAATATATGTTTTTAAATGACCTGCATGATCTTGATTTAAACCTGAAATAGCATGATAAGCTTCTTTAGGGGTAGAGGTAAATAACTGCTTAGCTTGATCTAAATGGTGTGTGTACGTCTGATGTTGATCGTGAGTTAGTTTTGCAGACGACACATCGTTACGATTGTCGATCATATGCACGTCTTCATGCTTTGTAAAATTTGATAGATCAGGGGAGTAATCCGCCTTTAATTTAGCAAAGGTATTACCTTTATATGCAGTATGAACTACTATACCTAACTTAGATTTAGCTATCTTTTTACCTTCTGCTGAGTCATGTGTCGTAGAATATTTGATAACATTAGGTGTAAAATGATACTTACCGCCCTTACTAGCAATATCTCCCTCAGGGTTATTTTTTGACTTAATACCTGAATGCATTAGATCACCCTGAAATACACCCTTATTAGGCATTATTTTTGGTAAGTGTAATAAAGCATGTTTTAATTTTGCCGCTAGACCAGGGGCATGGCCATGATTTTTATCTACATCAGAAGGTGTATAATTTATTTTTGGGTTTTTATTAAAAGCTGATTTTGAGGCAACAAAAAACTGCCCCGTCTCTGGATGATGGCCAAATACAATAGACGGGGAACCATCGTACTTTGTCATTATAGTAGTATTGTTTTTCTTACCTTGTAATTGATCATGTGTATCTTCTAAGTTATGATACGCATGTGCAAAGCCCTCCATACCTGCATTCATAATATGATCTTCAGCATGCTCCAGGTGAGTGAGCTTTTCTTCTGATGCTGCCTCTAATAAAAATGCTTGTAATGTACTCATACTAACCTTACTATATGTGCCCCTGCAGGGGTTTTATCTGTTACAACTATTC